TGCCTACCGTGAACGGGCAGATCTGAGTGACCACACCTCCCCCGCACATGTTGGGGACGCCGACCTCTTCGAAGTTGTTGTTGTTGTCGCCGCAGTTGTACGCGATGACGGTGGTGCCCTTGGTCTGGCCGCCACCCGAGCGGTTCCAGCAGAGCGCGCTGCCCGTGCCCCGGTTGTCGATCATCTGATGAGCCGGAGTGGCCTGAGCTGGCGTGCCAGTCAAGAACAGCACGCCAGCGAGGAGCAGCGCTGCCGCTCCTCCCATGGCCGATCGGACCCTGTGCCTGTGCCTCATTCGGTTCCCTTCATTCTGGCTGCCTCCCACGCCTGGTGGGGCCAGCCTACTTGCCCGGCCGGGGGTCCGGCCGAGTGGATCCAGTGAGCGGCCCGGTGCTGGTGCACCCGAGCCGGTGAGTGGTCCCTCCGGATGCGCACGGAGAGCCACAGGGAGGCTCCGGCCGCTGCCAGGGCCTCCAGGGCCAGGAGCCCGCCCAGGATGGTCACGGGAGCCACCCGGTGGCTCAGGAGAGCCCATCCTGCGGCCAGGGCCGACGAGCCTACGACTGCGGCCCCCGCGATCCGGTGGTAGCACATCAGCAATCACACCTCGCCCGGTGCGGCTTGGAGCTTACCGGCACCAGGCTCATGTCACGGATCGTGCCCTTCACCAGTTGCTCCGGCACCTGGATCACCAGCCGGAACTCAGCGAACGGTCCGCCGTCGTCGCCCGGCAGGCTGATGCGGCAAGTCTCGACCCGGCAGTCGGGGAACGAGTCCCTGGCCGTCTGCTCGACCATCCGCAGTCCCTGCTCGTTCAGCTCGTGACCAGGCTGGACCATGATCATGATCGCCGTGCTCATCGCTCCGTCTCCTCATCTTCCGTGCCAGATCCGTCAGGAACGTCCCCAGCCAGGCCGTCCCCAGGATCGCCAGGGCCAGGGCTACGAACACTACCAGAGTCAGGATCACGTCGACGCCGCTTCCGGGCAGGCCCACGGTCGAACCCTCGCTCTCCGATGTTGATGTAGTACACCTCGCCTGCTGTGTGCGCCTCGCCGCACCAGCAGCCCTGTCCCTGGTGGAGCATGTTTACCCTCCGGTAACAGCGGGCTCGGCCTCAGGCTCGATGATCTCGAACGCCGCGTCCAGCAGGTCCTTGGTGATCTGGAACCGGCCGTCCGCGCCCATCTCGGCCACGGACTGGAACTTGCCGGTATGGATGGTCACGAACGTCTGCCCCTTGTCGTTCAGGGTAGTCGACCGGACGTCTCCGCCCCGCACGATGACCAGAAGTGCTGACATGTCCTGTGCTCCTAACCCGGGTGCCCTGGTGGCAGCCCGATGATGTTGGCATTGATCTGACTGGCCAGGTCCTCGATCTCCTGGTCCAGCCCGTCCTCGTCCTCGATCCGGATAACCACCGGCTTGTCCAGGCCGTCGAGCCGCCGCAGCGCCTCACCGACCTTTACCTGGGCCAGGATGTTATTCCGCATCTCGGCCAGTATCCGGATAGCCGGGTCGTCGTCCTCGATCTCGTCGTAGGTCGCTATCGGCTTGCCCTCGACGTCCCGCAGCACGGTCTGCGGATCCTCCGGGTCGGTTGCCCAGCCAGCGAACCGGCCGACCACCTTGCCATGCTGCACGATGACGTGGGTCTTTTCCAGCAGCCTGGCCAGGGCCAGCAGGAGGGTCCGCAGCTCAAGCCGCGACTGCTCCAGCCGTGCCCTTTCCAGGTCTCTCTTGTCCTCAATGTCTTGAGGTGGCCCCAGCCTCAGGTACGCGGTGATCGCCTGGCTGGCCGAGCCGGTCGACTTGTAACCGCACGCGTCCGCGATCTCGGCCAGCGTGTGACCGTCCAGCTTCATTCGCACGGCTAGCTCGCGCTTTTCCTTGGCAGCTAGCTGCTGCTTACTCCGAGGCGGCATCCTTCACTCCCTATCGGAACAGCGGTCCTGGCACGAAGTGGCCCTCCTGGACCAGCAGCCGGGCCATGTACTCGTCAGCCAGCCCGGCCAGGGCCTCCTCGATCCGCTCGCAGATCCGGGTCCGGTCGTTGTCGCTCAGGTCCGTCCCCGTCCTGAACTCCACCAGCCAGCTCGCCTTCACCTTTCTCCACCTCCAGCGACTTCCCTGGAACGAGTATCACCTTGAACCCCAGTCCCAGGATGGTAATCGCCCGGTCCAGCCACTGATGTACTGACAGAACCTGGTCGGGGGTCCACCAGTCGTGTCCTCGGATGACCAGCGTATCCCCCGGGCCGACTACCTCCGCGTAGTCCGACAGGGCCTCCAGGACCTCAGTCTCGAACGCGGTCAGCTCCGCCACTTGCTTACCTCGTCAGTCCACCCGGGCAGGGGCGGCCCGGCCGGGGGCTTGTAGTTGGGTCGGCAGACCGGGCAGTTTATCGGCCCAGGGGTCCGCCTCCCACGCTCCTCGGCTGCAGCCCTGGCTCGTGCCCGCAGGAACACGTGATTCAGGCCGCTGTGGTTCCCGCCCGACGCGTGGTTAGCTCGTTTTCGGGCTCGCCGCTGTGCGTTCACCGATCATCCTCTCCACGTACTCGATCACCTCATCTGGGTCCGCGTCCTGGGCGGTGGCTGGCCACAGGTTTACCCAGGCCGTTCCTCCGCAGGCCGAGCAACTGATCCGGTGCATCGGCTCCCGCTCGGGGGGCTCTGTCCAGGAGAGCACGTGCGGGCACCCGGACGCCATGTGCAGCAAGTAAAGCGTCTTGTCCGCGTGCCGCTGCCAGATCAGAACATGACAGGCCACCGGATCAGGAGCCACAGTTCCGCGTACGTCCACAGGATCGTCACCGCCAGCCATATCATCGTCCGCTCGATGGGGTCCAGCCCGCCCCGGGAAGCAGGAGCGAGGTCTGCTTCTGTGGCGTGTAGCAGATCATGCACAGGCTCGTCCCGCCCACCATCACGTCGGCGGCCCGGATGGGCGGGATCATGTCCGGCTTGGTGCCGTTCTGGCCGATCGCCGCCATCGGGTTCTGGGCGAACATCATGCCCGCCTGCCGGGCCGTCTGGAATGCCTGCATGAAGGCCGGGTCACTGACTGACAGCCCCATGCCGTTCAGCTTAGCGGTCAGCTCCATGATGGCCAGCTTATGTCCGTTCAGGCAGTTGGCGCATCCGGGCCGCCAGCCGGACTGAGCTGGCTGGTTCATCTGGTTGGCCATCATCGCAGCCATCCGGGCCAGGTCGTCCTCGTCGGGCAGCTCCTCGCCCGACAGGCTGCCGTCCTTCGGCAGGTCGCTCACTTTCTCATCTCCTCGTCCAGGACGCCCAGGGCCTCCCGTAGCTGCCGGTCGGGGCTGCTGGCCCCGACATGATGCGCGTAGTTCAGGACTACGGCCAGGGCCGCCCGGGGCACGATCACCTCGGTCACCTCGTTAGCCGACACCGCGAGCAGCGCGCTTACGTTCTGGTTAGTGACTACCTCGAACGGACCCGGAGGACCGATGATGTGGGCTCCGGTCTCTCCCACACTCAGCCGGTCCTCCGGAACCGCGATCAGCTTGTAGTTCACCCAGTGCTGCCGAAGCCGTTCGTACCCCGGTCGCTGCCGGGCAGGTCCTCGGGCCGGACCCGGTACATCTGGACCTGCGGGGCCAGGTTGGGCAGGATGATCACCTGTCCCAGCCGGGTCCCCACTGGCACGACCAGCTCGTGGTCGTTCGGTTCGGGGAACCGGACCGGCCGGAACACCAGCACGTTGAGTTCCCCTCGCCAGCCCTCGTCGATGATCGAGCCGAGGACCTGCAGTCCCCACTTGGTCCAGGTGCTCGACCGGCCGCAGATCCAGCCGAAGGTGTACGGCGGCAGGGCGATCGCGACCCCCGTCGAGATGTTGTGGGTCTCGCCCGGCCGGATCACCGCTTCCTTGGTCGTGGCCAGGTCAAGGCCGCAGTCGCCCTCGTAGGCCCTCGCCATGAAGGGCGGCACCGACTGGTCCGTGCCCAGCCGGGCCGCCAGCAGCCCACCGTTTGTCCGCAGCCGCTCGTGATCACGGAGCCGCGTGGCGTGCGGCCGGGGGTCCGGCCCGAACCCGTGCTTGGTCAGCACCGGGCCGAGGGGCAGGTCCGGGCTGGTCCGGTCCGGCCGCGTGTCCACCAGGAAACCGATCTCGTCGGGGGCCTCGTCGGCCAGTCCGCCGATGCTCATCCGATCCACCTCCCATTCGCCCGGACGTACCGGGCCATCATCGAGTAGATACTTCCGTCACGCCAGGAGTCGTCCCCGGGCGTGGTTCCCTTCTTGTAGGCCCCGAACATCCGGGACGCCTTCCCCATCAGGTAGAAGGCGATGGCCATCTCGATCCCGGCCGCGTGACGCGACTGGCCGTCGAGCAGGCCGCCCTCCGGCAGGAGCGCGACCATCGAGGTCCCCATGATCTCCAGGTCGTGCGACCCGTACTCCATGGCCTTGGCCCTGGCCCGCTTGAGGTCGGCCTCGAACATCTCGCGGGCGAACCGCTCGAACTGGTCCCACTGCTGCTCGAACGTGACACTGGCCGGGACCTGCGGCCCGAGCACGTTGCCCACCTTGGGCACCGAGGCGTCCAGGGCGGCCCGCCCGATCGGGCCGAGGTCGGCCGTGTCGTCGTGCTTGCGATCCTGTGCGGTCATGCGAGGTACCTCTCTTTTCTGGGCTCGATCGGCCCGTCCGGGGACTGCCGCCCCGCCGTTACTATCCGGTTACTGCCGTTCGAGGACGAGCGCATGTCGATCACGCTGGCCGGTCCCGTGCCGACGATCCGGATAAGTGCCCCGATGTCCTTCGAGTACCGGGACACGATCTGGTCGAACTGGTCCTGTACCGACTGGTCGGGAATCTCTCCCAGGGTCCGGCACCCGGCCAGGCCCGGGGCCAGGTAGTCAGCCATCGTCAGGGCCGCGAAGACGTTCGCACGGCCGGTCTGGTGACCGTTGGCCAGGAACGCACGGCGCGCTAGCACGGCATCCCACAGGCCGACCCTCCGGACCTTGCGGGTAACCGTGGTGTACTCCTCCGGCTGGCCCACTTGCTCCCACGTCGTCTCGTGGCGCAACGGACCCGAGTTACCCGCTACCCGGATCGGCAGGGTCCGGTACACGACCCAGATCTCCAGGTCGTCCGGAGCAGCCAGCCAGGGCGGGCAGCCCGCCATCGCCAGGAAGTCCACGGCGGTGCAGTCGCTGGAGGTGCAGTAGGGGTAGAACCCCGCGTGCTGGCCGAGCCCGTAGCCTTGGGTCCCCTCGATCTGCACGTTGCCGCCGATGGCCAGCCGCTGCCGCAGGAAGTCGCCCACATCGGTAGTGGCGAACGGCCACCCTTCCTTATTGTCCTCGATCAGGTGCGCGGTCCGCATCGCCCGGTCGGCCCTGGCCGCCCCGATGCCCTTGCCGGTCGAACCGATGGTCGCGACCAGGCTGTGCGCGAAGTCGGGCTCGGCCCCGCCGTCTGACCGGCAAGCCTGCTCGGTCTGCTGGTGCCTGGGCTCGATCACCGTGGCCGTGTAGTCCACCCACAGCCGCTGGCTGACCCGGTACCCCGCGTCGTCTAGCTCCCCGATCTCTCCAAGGGTCACGGACGGGTCGATTTCGCTCCCCGGCCCCAGGGCCAGGATCGCGTCTTCCCTGGTCACGGCGGCCACGGGAACGCTGCGGAGACGCCACGGGTGGGCCTCGGGGTGATGCCCGCCGATCCCGTCCGGCGTGTTCCGCTCGGGGCAGGTGCTCGGACAGCGCCCGATCACCGTGTGACCCGCGTTCGGACCGGCCACCCGGACCGCGAGCAGGTCGGGCAGTTCCTTAGCGAGGTGAGCGGCGATCGCTCCCTTTCCCTCACTCCCGAACTGGCCGCCGACGATTACCTGAAGTGTCATAGCTCCCCTCCATGGGTAGGTAGACCCAGACTAGTGTACCCCTTGACACCCTGTCAACGGATAGGTGAATCGGGGGAGAACCTTGCCCACCATACGCCGTGGGCGGCCGAGTCGCGACGATGCGGCTTGCCTGGTAGATCGAAGTCCGGGCCTCGGTACTTCCACTTACCTGAGCCGAGTACCCGGTCCTTCATCTTGAAACCGGCCCTGGCCGCCACCTTCCGGCCTTCCTTGAGCGTGCCCTTGGCATCCTGCAGGTAGACCGGCACCCCGTGCGACCTCGCGATCCAGCGGACCATGCCTACCATCTGCGGAGTGAGCATCTCGGAGAACCCCTGCTCCCGGGCCATCCAGGGATACAGCGAGTACCGTTCCAGGACCACCGCAGCAAGCAGCGGGGCCATCCGGTCCAGCTCGTCGCACAGATCCAGCGGCCTGAGCGTCCGGCAGGTCATCAGCCGGATCTTGCCGTACCGGCTCTGGTCGACGAACCCTCCGCCCAGGAGTATCCCTCCGCCTGGTTTCAGGTCGATCTCCGAGAGGCCGCCCCACGAGTCCCCCGGGTCGATCGCGGCGATCCGGTAGACACCGGTTTCAAGTCCCGCCAGGGGGCCTCCAGGTGCATCGAGTCCCCGAAATCTCCGAACGGATGGTCGTCCGGCACTTGCGACAGCGAATGTATCGACCAGCCGCGCTGTGTCTTCATCAAGAGCAGGCATTGCTTCACCATCAGCCCCATTCTGACTGTACGTAGTGTCCGGTGGCCCGGACGTGACCGGCCATTTCCTGCTCGGCCTGAGCGACAGCATCCCCGGACCCTCCGCCGCTGTCCGGGCAGCCGGTGCACCTCCAGCTCATCCGCATCTCGGCCGAGGAGATGGTAAGGCTGACCTTACCGGCCAGTCCCGATAGCTCCGGCCGGATCCGGTCCCCGATGTCCTCGGTCACGTCCGCGTGAATCTCGGCTCCATACTGGCCGAAGATGTGGCTGTCGGGGACCTCGAACAGATCGGCCGACACGAACCGGTCGCCCTCCAGGACGATCCGCAGGCACCATCTCACGCGGCCACCTCCTCGGGCTTCGCGTAGGCCCACCGGCCGAACGGCTTGCAATCGGCCTTGAACGGGATCGGTGAGTACATCTGACTGAATGTCTCGACCATGATCCGCTGCATCGCCCCGGTGATCTCGTCCTTACGGGCCGACGGGAACTGGGCGACGATCGAGTCGTGCACCTGGAGCAGGAGCATGCCCGGGTACTCCCGGTCGAACCGGAGCATCGCCTTCTTGGCTGCCTCGGCTACCTCGCCCTGGATCCGCTGGTTGAACGCCTTGTGAACCGGCTCGTACTCACTGAACTTGCGGACCCGGCCGGTCGACAGCCGTACGAAGCCCTGGCTCTGGGCGAGCTGGCTGTACTCGTACAGGGCCTGGCCGAACCCGGGCAGGGCCTGCTTCCAGTCGGTGATCCACTCGGCACACTGAGGTACCGAGTACTCGATACCAGTGAACTTGGCGATCTGGATCTGCAGACCCTTGGCACCGATCCCGTAGAGGATGCCCAGGTTACACCGCTTAGCGACCTGCCGGTTCTTCTCCCACGCCTCGGGGCCGCGCTTGGCGATCGCCTCGGCCTTGGTCTGGCAATCCGGGTAGAACATCAGCAGAGTGGCCGCATCATGCGAGTCGTAACCGGCCTTGAGCATCCGGTACATTCGCTTTTCCTTGGCGACGTACGTCGCGATCCTGATCTCGGCCTGGCTGGCGTCCGCCTCCCACGCCTCGTAGCCGTCGTCGGTAACCAGGAAGTAGCGCGGGGGCAGCAGGCCCTCGGGAATCTGGTAGTCGTGGGGCATCGCCTGGGCCTGCCAGCGCTCGACCGCGAGACGGCCGGACACCACGGTTCCCTGCTTGTGCGAGGTCCTGATCCGGCCGTCCGGCCCGCACATGGCAGGCCAGGGCTGGTACCACTTCTCCAGGGCCGCCTTGAGTCCCGCGTACTCCGCGTACTGGGCCGCCCCGGGAACGCCCTGCTTCTCCAGCCGGGTGATGACCTCCTCGTCGACCTGCGGCTGCGGACCCCTGGTCTTGCCGCCTGCGGTCATCTTGTCATTGAATGGGAGCAGCCCCAGCCCGCCCGGGGGGTCACCGAAGAAGTACCTGACCGCTGCCGGGGGAGTCGGCGCACCGGTCGAGCCCCTGAACGGGACCCGTTCTCCGGCCGCCCGGACCATCCCGCTGAGCTTGCCTGCCTCGCGAAGCATACCTGGGACGTCGAGGCCGACTCCCCGCCGCTCCATCCCGTAAAGAACCCGGGCCAGGGCCAGGTCGGACCCGACCGACGATCGCTGGCTGGGCTCCCAGACCATGCCGGTCTCGAACTCGTGAGCGATCAGGGTGAGTTCCGCGTCAAGCTTCGAGTACGGGCCGAGGACCGACCAGGGTATCAGGTCGAACCGGGGGTCGGTGGTCGGACCCTTCCACGGCTCAAGGGCCTCCTGCTCGTCGGCCTCAGCCCCCTCCAGGATGCCTAGCTCCTTACCGAAGTGATGGGTCACGGCGAGGACCTTGAGGGCTACGGAATCGCGGGGCCACAGGACCCCAGCGGTGAGCATCGTGTCCGCGATGACCTTGGGCATCAGGTCATAGCCGGTCCCCGGTGAGTTACGGAGCCCGGCAGCGGCCTGCAGGCAGTCGAACTTGGCGTGATGCATCACCAGGTGCTGCCGGAGAAGCCACCGATGCAGATGGTGCCACACCGCCTCGTCCCTGTTGGGCGCGATCCGGTGCTCCGGGTCCCACTTGTTCACCCGTCGGGCATGGGTTACTGGCAGGTCCTTCTGTCCGCAGGGCAGCCACTCCTGGTCGCAACCCTGGTCGAACGGGACCGAGGCCGACCGGATCGACCCGCTCTGCGGGTCCCTGAAGGCGAACGATACAGCGCTGATCCGGGCTCCGTCGTCAACATGCAGGCCGGAGCCCTCGGTGTCATAGGCGACGGTCAGGCCGTCGATGTCTGGCAGCTTCAAGGCGATCTCCGCAGCGTAGGCAGTAGGAAGTGTTAGGCGGCTCAAGCAGATGACTCACCACGGCCGGGTCGACGTGACCCCGGACCAGGCACACCAGGTAACCGAGGGCCTGGCCCATCGTGCGATCTCTCCGGCTGCCGTCCGAATGGCTCGATGATTCCCATCTGCGCATGTGCCCACGTTAGCAGCCTGCTTGACCTCCTGTCAACGCCAGGGGTTGACACGGTGTCAACGGTATGGTTGGATGGTATTACCGGCTAAGCCCGGGGTCCAGCCGGAGACCCCCCGAGCGCCCAGGAGCGCCCAGTGAGCAAGTTCGCCCCCAACGAGGAGCAGGCGAAGATCGTCGAGGCCAGCAAAGACCGCAACATGAACATCGCGGCTGCGGCCCTCGCGGGGACTGGCAAGACGACGACCATGGTGTCGGTGGCCGAAGCCAACCCGTACGCGAGCATCCTCTACATCGCTTACAACTCCTCGACCAAGATGGAAGCCAAGGGCCGGTTCCCCCGGCACGTCCGCGTGGTGACCAGCCACGGCCTGGCCTACAGCCACTACGTCAACGACTTCGGAGCCCGGCTGAACGCCAAGCAGCCCCGCAGCCGGGACGCTGCCCGGACCCTGGGCCTGCCCGAGGAGATGGTCTTCGCGTACTGCCTGACCTGCGATACCCGGGTCAAGGGCGCGGACGGTGCCCAGGCCCACGCCTCCCACGCCGTGATCGTCGAGCGGATGCAGGGATGGAGGGTCGCCAGCCTGGTGAGGCGGACCCTGGAGCGGTTCTGCTACAGCGATTTCGATGCTCCCCGCCAGCGCCACGTGCCCACGGCCAAGGGCATCGACGAGCGGGTGTGGCCCGCGATCCGGGTGGAGGTCACCAAGCTGGCAATCCGGGCCTGGAACACGGACATCACCAACCCCGAGGGCAAGCTGTGGTTCACCCACGACTGCTACCTCAAGATGTACCAGCTCACCAAGCCGACCCTGCGGCAGCGGGTCATCATCCTGGACGAGGCCCAGGACACCAACGACTGCGTGTGGGACATCATCCGGAACCAGCGCGGCAAGCAGGTTATCCTGGTGGGCGACTCCAACCAGATGATCTACGAGTGGCGCGGGTCCAAGGACGTGATGAGCCTCCTGCACGAGGCCGTGGGGACCCGGCCGATGACGGAGCTGCCGCTCCAGGGTAGCTACCGGTTCGGGCCAGAGATCGCGGACGCGGGCAACGACTTCCTGCGGATGCTGGAGACGGACCACCGGATGCAGGGCCTGGCCGCGCATGAGTCCAAGGTCGTGCAGGAGATCGCGGCCGGAGACGAGTGGGACGCCGAGATCTACCGGACGAACGCGGGCACGATCGGCGGGGCGATGCGGGCTCTGGAGGCCGGGCTCAAGGTAGCGATCGTCGGGGGCGGGGCCGCGATCCAGTACCTGGCCGAGGCCGCCGAGGCCCTGATGAACGGCCGGACCACGGATCACCCGGAGCTGGTCGGGTTCCAGACCTGGGAAGACGTCAAGCAGTACATCGAGGAGGAGCCTGAGGACGCGGGGACCCTGGTCCCGATCGTGAAGGCGATCGAGGAGTACGGGCCTCAGGCCATCATCGACATGACCCGCAGCCTGGTCAAAGAAGACATCGCGGACCGGATTGTCACGACCGCGCACAAGAGCAAGGGCCGTGAGTGGCGTCGGGTGCTAATCGGTGACGACTTCCCCCAGCCGCTGCCAGGCCGCACCCCCCGCAAGGAAGAACTGCGGCTGGGCTACGTGGCCGTGACCCGGGGCATGGAGTGGGTCTGCCTGAGCAGCCTGGCCTACGCCAGGAACGGCATCTAGGACGAGCGGGGGGCCGGACCGACCGGCCCCCCTCACCCGAGGAGGAGACATGGCCGAAGCTAGAGACAAGACCACGGCCGGGTACAAGATGACCGTGACGGTCGAGTTCACTGAGGTGAACAAGTACCAGGACGAGCTGAGCGGCGGTACGATCAAGGTGACCAAGGTGCTGAAAGCGCAGTCGATGACTGAGCTGGCCCGGGTGCTGGCCAGGATCGATGCGCTGCACGCCCGGCCAGCCGCAAGGGAGGAGTCCGGTGCCTGACAGGAACGGGGTCGAGGACGGCCTGACCAAGCACCAGCGGTACACCAAGACCGCGAAGGGCCAGGCCCGGAACAGGAAATACGAGAACAAGCACCCGGAGCGCGCCCAGCGGATCCGGACCGGGATGGTAGCCCGGGACGCTTACGGAGACAAGACGGACTGAACACAGCAGAGCCCGCCTCCCACGCTTCGGGGTGGCGGGCTCCGGCTTGCCCGGGGGTCAGGTACCGGCAGGCGGGGCCTGGGTGGAGGCGGCCACCTGCTGGATGTCGGCCAGCTTGCCGTCAAGGTCGTTCACGGCCTGGTTGATGGCGGTGAAGTCGAGGGGCTGGCCCTGGCTGGCCGTCGCCTGGAGCGCGGCGATCGCGTCCTTGATGGTCTGGAGGGCAGCGCCCTCGCCCGTCACGTCGGCCTCGATCCGCTGGGCAATTGCGTTGAGAGCGTCCTGGTCTGCCATGATCTTGTTCACCTTCAGTGATAGCTGGGCAAGTGTGGCCGAGATCGTCCGCAGCTCGGAGCTGATCCGCCATGGCCATGTCATGCGGAGGAGTCTAGCACAGCCGGGTGAAGCTGGGCCAGGGGGGGTGTAGGCGGATGTATAGGTGTAGGGTGCTCTCCCTCTACCTCCTACGGGGGAGTTGTCAGGGGAGAGGGGGGGGGAGAGACCGTACACCCCTGCACCCGTACACCGCCCCCGGACATCACGGAGGCCCGTATCAGAGAGAGATACGGGCCTCCGGGCCTACACACCTACACCAGCATCACTCCTGGTCGTACCTAAACAAGGTCCAGATCGCGCCCTGCTTGCGCCTGCCGTGCTGGACATGGACGCCGGACTTGCGCAGGGTGCCGGTCATCCGCTGGATCCGCTTGGACATCGAGATGGCGTTCTTGGGCCACAGGTCGGCCCCCGGGAGACGTAGTTTGTGCTTATAGGTATCAAACAGCATGTGGGCGGTGCCCTCCCAGCCCTCAGCCGCGAGCTGGCTGAGGTGGACCGCGAACGGGTCGGCCTCGACCGAAGCCCGGACCCCATCGGCAACCTTATCCCGGTAGCAGCGCATGGCCCGGGTGCCCGCGACACGATCCATCGAGGCAGCGATCAGGGCGAAGTCGGCTAGGCGGAAGTCGCGATGAACATCGGTCTCGGCCACCAGGGGCATCACCGACATGACCTTGCAGGCCAGGTCGAGGAGGGCACCCAGGGCCAGGGGCCAGGCTGCGGCCCACTCGCGGGACATCTCGGTGTCGGTCTTACGGGAGCCGACCGGCATCAAGTCAAAGGCACAGGTCCGGTCGACGAGATCGCCGCGCTCCATCAGGGGCGGGATCGAGGTGAGGATGAAGCAACGCCGGAGCTGGATCACCGATAGCTCCTGGTCGGAATACTTCTTCCGCTTGATGTCGCCCACTCCGGTGACTGCGGTGCAGATGGCGTCGGACAGCCACTCGGAGATCGAGCTGAGGTTATCGAGGACGACCCCCCACTGGCCAGCGAGTGAGATCTCGAAGTCCTCGTCCCGGCCGGGCTGACGGCGCATCTCGACCGTCGAGGGATCGACCATGCGACGGAGCAGGCGGGCCGCCGTGCTCTTGGCCGTCCCCTCCTCCCCTCGCAAGTAGAGGACGGGATGGGCGATATCCGGCCAGAGCCAGGACAGGATGCAGGCGATAGCAAGGTCACGGTCCGCTCCCGTGAGGTTGATCAGGGGCAGGAGCGTGTCGGCCAGCTTGCCGCCCCGGACCGGCTCGGGCAGGGGTGCGGTCAGGTCTGTGCGGGTAAACAGGACCGGGGACTCGTCTACCACCTTCCACGTCCCCGGGCCGATGATGACGACCCTGCCGTCTGGTGTGCCGAGGTCGAGAACCAGCTCGTCCTCGTGGCTGGCGACCCGGAGGGGCAGGCGTGTCATGGGTAGTCCTAGGGCGTTACCTTCGAGGACCTGGAGGGCCTCGCTCATGGCGTTCTGGGCAGGGGGGCGGCCGAGCTGCTGCTCGAACCGGGCGGCCAGCTCAGCACGGAAGGAGTTCTTGCCGCCCCGGAAGACCTGGGCGATCCGAGGCCCGGCCCGGGGCACGGCGAACGGTACGCCCTCGGTCGTCTGGCCGATCTCGAAATCACGCCGAGCTATTTGCATAACGACCTGGGAGGCTGTCGCCTTGTCGTCCGGCGAAGCCAGGGCTCCGGTTACCTCCTCCTGCGCCCGGGTCAGGATGCGGTAAAACTCGTCCGGCCACCAGCCAGGTTGCTGACGCTTCTGCTCGGCCAGGCGTGCCCGGGTAACCGGATCATCCTCCAGCAGGGTGAGGATCTGCCCCGGGGTGAGGCAGGCCCGCAGACCGTTACGAGCGAGCAGGTAAGTGTGCTCCGAGGGGTCGGCCGTGTCGGGCACCATAATCATCAGGGAGCGTGGGAGGGGCTCGCGGGCAGGCAGGTCGTCCAGTATAGTCTCCGCGTTTACGGGAGGGCGACGGGCGGCCTCTAGCAGCCATCCGGGCACCGCAGCGGGGGGACGCCAGTCCGTGACCGCGTAGGCGTCTCCGGAGCCGTTGGAGCTGGGTGGCAGGATGATGTAATCGAGGGAGGCCCCGGCCCTCACGTCAATCGTCTTGTTTCGCCCGAGTTTGGTGGAGCGGCACGTGCGACCTGGGTCCCGGTAGACCAGATGGCGACCTCGTATTCCGTCATGGCCAGGCGTTGAATGGGTCCGTGTGGGGACCAGCTCCCCCAGCTCCTGTAGATCGGCCAGATGACCGACTTTGTAGGCATCAAAGTCAAGGACGACGCGGCCATCGGTGCGCCCTCCGATCATTGCCTCGGGCCACTCGCCCCACCAGGACCGGATCTGGGCCGGGTCGGTCGTGGCCTGTGTCTTTCCGCCCTCGATCAGAGGGCCTTTGGTATCAGGGCTGCAGGGCAGCACTGGCCAGCCCTGGGCCGCCCAGTGAAGTGCCCATGTTAGGTTTGTCGAGAGACCATCGACTAGCTCGGCCGCTCTACCGGCTAGCCTGGGTCCCTCCCCGGCAAGATGAAGCATCGGTGCTCTCCAGGGTGTCTAACGGTCCCGTACCCCGCCCGGGGGTGCCATCCACTACACCACCGTGTCCTCAGACGCACCAGGCCCCGGCTCCCCCTGACTACGGGGAACGCGGGGCCTGGCCGCTAGCGGGTCCTGCCTAGAAGTCGGGCTCGCTGTCGTCGTCGTCGGACGAGCTGGTGTCCGTGCCGGACTCGGCCGACTTGTCGCCGTCGTCGTCCCAGTCGTCGTCGGTGGCCGCGTCCAGCGACATGAAGGTCGAGATGTCGTTGCCCATCTGGCCCTTGCGCTGGCCCGAGGTGATCTCGGACTGGGTGACGATCGCGAGCAGCTCCTTGCCCAGGAGCGTGTCGGTGTCGACGTTCGGCTTGACACCATACGCCTCGAAGATCATCTTCGGGTACCACGCCCGGTCCTCGGTGAACCAGGTGTGGGTGACGGCGGCCTTGCCCTTGAACTTGTCGCCGGACGTCTGGCCGCTGACCACGGCGAAGGTCCAGCGCCAGTAGACGTCGCCGTTCTTGTCGGGCTTGGGCGCGACGATGACCTTCTCCAGTCGGAGCCGGTACTGGTCCTCGTCGAGCAGCGCCCGGCCACCGCCCTCCGCGTTGTGAACCTTCTTGGCAGTGGCGTTGTCGAGCTTCGGCATTGTTCCTCCATCAGTTGTCGTGCCGCTGTTCTCTGACAGGGAGTCAACCACCGGATTTGACGGCCTGTCAATATTGGGGGTGTAACCGCACCTGGTGCACATGTGAACCGGATCGGTGTCTTCCGGGTCGTGCGTCAGGCGGCATTCATGGGCACCTACCATCCGGGCGTCCTGCCAGGACGTCCACGAGTAGCCGCACCATGTCATTGCTGGCCCCGGACCTGATCATTCCTGGCCAGCATGCGGGACCCGTCCCTGACGAGCAGGCGGGGCGGGTTCTTGTCTCTCCAGATCGCCAGGTGCATGTTGGGCAGGTGGGTCCCGCAAGCAAGCTGCGGGGCCGCCCCCCGGGTCGTGGGCACGATCGCGGCAATGGCCTTGTGCGTGCATCCAGCGAACCAGTCGCAGTTTAGCTGGCGGTGGCCCTGGTCCAGGAGCACCAGCCCGCCCAGGTCGTGGCCCTCCCGGTCCTGGATCAGGAGGCACAGGGCGGGCTTACGCTCAGTCATGGCTGGAACCCGGGGGGTCGGTGACCAGCACCGACCCCTTGAACAGCGTGAATGGCGGCCCTCCCACGCTGGCTAGGAACGCCTCGAACACGGCGAGGTGCTCGTCAGTGGGGCCGGACGGCGGGTTAGGTACGTCGGCCATGCCCCGGACGATCTCGTCGCGCAGCTCACGAGGGTCGTCCCCGGGGACGCCCAGCCAGGCCCTGATCTCAGGCTCGGTCACAGCTCGTCTTCCTTCGCCTGCCGGTTCTTCCGGACCTTGAGCAGTTCACGGTACCGGATCTGGATCGGGTCCTCGCGGTAATCGATGTTGCCGTGGACGTAAGCGACCACCCGGTCCATGGTCGGGTCGACCAGGATACGAGGCAGGGCACCGAACCGGTCCTTGCCGGTCCGGCCGACCCGGGGCTTGGGGAACCCGAGGAAAACGTCGTCGCCTTCGTCGTACTGGCCGTCCGGCTGGGTCTCGATCACCAGGTCACAGTAACCGATCAGCAGGCCCTGAACCCCCGGGTTGGCGGCCGGGCTGTACATGGTCAGGCCGGTGGCCTTGTCGACGTCGGTCCGGATCTGGGCCGCGAATGCGCTGTGGCAGGGCAGGTCGGCCAGGTGGCGGATCACCCGGCCCAGCTCCTGGTTTACCGGACCGTACAGGTCCCGGGCGTCCTCGACGGCCGAGTAACGCTTGGAGCGGTCAACCTCGACATGCTGCCTGCGGCAGCGGGTGACGTACTCTTTCCACTCCTGGTCGGTGTAGTGCTCGACCCTGCGGGCCACCATGGTGGTAATCGTGTCCAGGACCGTGCCGCAGATCGCGGCCGGGTTGTCGTGGAGCAGGCCCCGCCAGTCCTCGATCATCCTGAGCAGCCGGTCCGGGTCCAGCTCGTCTACCGGCTCGATCCGCTCGACCGGCACGCCCAGGGTCCGGAGCGGCCGGGTCTTGAGACCCTTCTCCGCCCGGATCCACTTGACTGGCCCGCCCAGCTTGGCCATGTGAGCCATCGCCGTGGTCTTGCCGGAGCCGAAGTCGCCCCAGTAGACCACCTTAACGAACTCCTGCTCGTCCGCCAGCGTGGCGGGCGTCTCGTCAGCCATCAGTCCTCCTCGTGTGGGGTACCCCTCCAGGCAACCATGCCGCTTGACAGCGTGTCAACATCAGCCGGCTCCGGACATAGGTCGGCCCCGCCCAGGGGGCCGGGGAACCCTCAGGGCGGGGCCGCTTACCCGATGGAGAACAGCGAACCGATAGACGGTCCATGCGCTAGGCTTCAGCGCGAGCGACTACCACTGTATCGTGGCGCTCAATCTCCCGTCAACTGAGTAGCCCGTTCAGCGATCCGGTCCAGCATGTCCGACAAGAACATGCCCAGCTCGGACCCTCCGCAACCTAGGTTGCTTGCCTCGTCCTTGATGGCCTGGACCAGGGCCTCGGCTGTGTCCATGTCAGTGCCTCTCGAATTGCTGAACGAACCCGGTGTGGTGGAGCATGTCCCGCCAGTCCATGCCCTTACGTCCGGCCAGGCAGGCGTCGAAGAAATCGCAGTCCCACTGGCACCGGAGCGGGTCGGTCGTCCGGGGCGGGTCGATCCCCGCCTTCTCGACGAGCCGCTGCTCCATGTAGCGGGCACGGGCGGTCAGATACGCCTCGACCGCGATCTGCTGCATTTCCTTGTCGGTCCGGTGCATGTTCTCCCGGCTGAACCGCTCGTCCAGCGGGGTTGACCCGGGTTCCTTGATATCGGCCTGCAGCCGGAGGGTCCGGGCGGCCGAGTAGGTCAGGCCGAATACCCGCTTGCCGAGCTGGGTCATCGCCCACTGGTACAGGGGGAACTGGTCGTCGATCTCCAGGGCCTTCCGCTTGGGCAGGTCCTTCCCCGACTTATGGTCGACGATCCGGATACGGCCGGTGCTGCGTTCTTTGACTACCAGGTCGATCTTGACCTTGAGCCGGAACCGCGAGGGGCGGCCGGAGGGCAGCGGCAGCGCGACCTCAGCCGCGTGCTCGACCGCGAGGATCTGCCAGTCAGGGTCGGCTCCGTAGAACTGAACGTGGCCGGTGTACATCCACCAGATCAGCCCGCCAACCTCGTCGTCCAGCCCGTCCACGATCGGTGCGACCTTCTTCTTGCACCGGGCGAGGATGTCGTCGCGAGCGATCACCCCGGACCGCTGGCATGCCTGGACCTCCAGGTAATGGGCCTCCATCACCGCGTGCCAGGCCGAGCCCTTGGCGAGGGCCGAGTCGGACTTAGGCGGCTTGGACCAGCGCTGCACATAGGCCGCCTGGTGCTTGAACGAGCAGCGCCTGGCGGTGAGCAACTCGCTGTGACTTACTACGATCACTTCCGCTGCGCTCATAGCCTGGGCCTCCCACGCTCCCTACGAGTAAGTGCGGCACAGAGGGCGGCCGAGTTCGCCATTAGCTGGCGGACCTCCGCCTCAAGGTCTCCCCCGGGCCGGGCGGCCCTGACTAGCGCTCCGTCCATGGCGACAACCGATTCCATGATCAGGCGAGCCAGGGCCACCCGGGTCATTCCCTGGTAGAGCCCGAGCGTGGTGAGGACCTGCCCGATCAGGGCGTCCCTGTCCTCGTCGCTCAGGGCCTCGATCTTCCGGTCCATCGCGTCGAGGTATTCCCGGACCGGACCGGGCAGGCCCCGGCTCACTCGAAGTCCGGGCAGACGAGGCGCTCGACCGCCTGGACCTTCTCGTGGTCGAGCCACCGGACCAGCTCACTCCAGGTGAGGCGCTGGGGCGACCGGTTACCGGTGACGTACCAGTGGCCCCCGGCCCGGATCGCGGCGTACGAGTAGGTCCGGGTCCGGATCGTCCGGACGAACCGGATCACCGACCCGTCCTCTGCGTCTGACCCGTACCGCTCGTCGATCTTGTCGAGCCGGGCCAGGGTCCGGGCCGCCAGCGCGGCCAGGGCCTCGGCCTCGTCGCGGCCCAGCTCCTCCGCGATGATCCGGGCCGCGCTCTGCGGGGCCGAAGGGTAAGCTACCCCGCCCAGTCCCTCCAGCTCGGCCCATGCTCCCATGCTTCCCACGTGCGTCCTCCTCAGGTCTTGCCTGTGCGCGATCGCGGCATCGTTCAGGCGGCCGACCGGACCCCATTCGAGGTGGCCGGGACCGAACAGTGCCTCGAAGCTCAGGCCCTCGGTGTCTTCCATGTCAGGTATCTTAGCGTACCCCTTGACAGGCTGTCAACGAGCCTGCCAGGGTTGTCTCCGTGTCACTGCGGGTGATATCATAGATGGGAGGCCCAGGTGCCTCCCGAGAATAGAAAGGTACGTGGACCCCATGGCTATGTCACTTCACCAGTTCGGGGAGCTAGCGAACTGCGATTACACCACGGTCTCCCGTCTGCTATCCGGCGACCGGGCACCGTCGACCCGGCTGCTCAACCGGATAGTAGCTGCCTTCGAGCTGG